CCGGGAGGATCGGTGATCAGGTCGATCACGATGAACGGCAAAGTGACGGTCGTGCCGAGCGTGTTGATGAAAGCGCCTGACTGGCCGTAACCGCTGGTCACCGAGCCGGTGCCCATCGAATACTGGGCAAACTGGCCGAGCGGGCTCGAGGTGAACGTGCTCAGAGTGCCGGTGATGTTGAACGTGGTGTTGTTGCCGCTCGATACCCGGAAGCGTGCGTTCGGGTCGTCGACCACGAGGGCGAAAGCGTCACCTGTGGCGACACCGGAACCGGGCCAGTAATTCTGCCAGACCGTGCGGCCGATCGTGCTGTTGAAGAACTGCACGGCGCTCAGGATGCCCGCCAGAACCGTGGTCGAGGCCGAGCCTTGCACGATGTAGCCGGTCGCCGTGCTGACAGCGGGCTGCACCGGATCGCCGGCATAGAGCGCCGTAGCGTAGCTCGAACTAATGCGCCTGCGGGTCATCCCGAAGGTGGCAGCACCACCGGCACCACCCTGGTACTGCAGGAAGCCGAACGGCTTGAATGTGTTCGCCATGACGGACAGCGCTCCTCGCGGAGGGCTCCATCATCGCGCTTCGGGGCGGTCAGGGGCCGAAAAAGTGTCCCTCACATCGGGGAGGAACAACGTCGGATTGCAGAATAGTCACACTATGGGGGTGGTTGTCTACCCCTATCGAATGGTTCGGCCGTCTCGGACGATGGCGTTGCCCTTGAGCGAGCCGGCATAAAGCGCCTCATTACCGCTCTGAATAGCGCCAAATTCGCGCACCGGAGTGCCGCGGCGCTCGAACTGACCGGGTTTGCGTCCGGCGAGCTGAGCCAGCTTGTTTTCCAGTTCACCACGCGCTTTCGCCGTATCGGCCTCGCGCAGACGATCGTGCGTCGCCTTGGGGATCTCCATCAGGATCATGCCGCCGCGGGTGATGTAGTTCCCGCCCGTCCAGTCCGACGGCATCATGTGCGGGTGCCGGTCGAGCGGCACCGCCGTCCAGCCGCGCTTGCGCAACGCTACCAACTTGGCCGGATCGCGCAGGTTCAGCACGGTATCGACGCGCCATTCATAGTGCCAGCCGTAAGGTTCGTCCTTGCGGTCGAAAAAGAAGGCATCGCCCGTATCGTCGGAGCCGTCGTCGTTAGCCTTAAGTTCGGCCTCGCGCGCCAGCGCCGCTGCCAGCGACAGCTGATTCTTCTCCTGTCTGGTCAGCTTGGCCTTGATTTCTTCCGGCGTCTCGCCCAGCACTGGCGCTTCCGGCAGGTGATCCGCCAGCAAACCAGTTGCAGCCATGATCTTGTCGAGCTCGCTCACCTGAGCAGGTTTTAGACCGGTCACAGCCTCGACGGCAGTCGCATCGACCGCCGCGGCGGCGGCCTTGATTTCCCGACGCGCGGCCTGGGCAGCAGCCTGGCTGGTGCGACGCTTGCGCCGACGACGACGGGGTGCGGGTGCTGGCGCGGCGGCCTGTTCATCGCTCATGGTGTGCTCCTAATGGACGCGCTTGATGTTGCCGGCGCGGATTTCGCGCTCCAGCGATTGCGCATATTCCTGATACGTCATCCCTGAGTCACGGGCTGCCTCCTGCTGCGCTGGTGTAAGCCGGATCGTCCGGGCGCCGCCCCCGCCGCGCGACGGCGCGGCCGGCGACGGCTGCACGTCGTCACGGCGCCTCACGACCTGGGCCGCGGCAGCCGTCGGATCAGGCTGCGTAGCCGGGCCGCCTTGTCCAGTCGGACTCGGCGTTGTGTCATGACCATTGCCGGCTGGCAGCGCCAGGCCAGATTCGATGAACTGGAAATAACCGTCGGTGCCTTCGACATGGTTGGCGTCCAGCGCCGCCCAATGTCGAGCCAGCAGACGGGTGTTCAGCTTTGGATCGAGCACGTACTGCGGATGTGCCTGAATCCAGGCTTTCGCCCTCGGCTGCATGGTCTTGGTATAGAGCTCGATCTTCTCGCTGTCGCTCAACTGATCGATCGTCCTGGGCGGCGGCTGCTTCACCTGCTGCTCGAGCGCCGCCTTGCCGCGCAGCAGGTCGGGCTTGGCCGCCATCTGCTCGGCGAGTTGCACATACAAATCAGCGTGCTTGTCAAAATCGCCCGCCGCCATGGCGTCGCGCATCTGACTCTTGAGCGTGCCGATGTTAGCGTCGATCGTGTCGAGCGCGTTCTGGATCATCGCCTTGCGGTCATCGATCGCACCGGTCGTGACCTGGCGCTCGCGCTGCTCGGCGGCAGTTGCGCGCTGTTCAGCAGCAATGCGTGCCGCTTCGGATTCATTGAGACGCCGCGTAACGTCAGCAATATCGGCGCTGACAGCATCGGGCTGCGCCGGTGTACCTTCGGTTCCGGGCTTTGGTTCTACCGCCGGCTCTTCCGTCACTTCGACTTCGACATCGCCTTCGGCCATGATTTCCTCACCACACCATATCCGGGCGTTGCACCCGCATGTGAATATCTTTTTCGACCAGCATGCGGATCATACGCCCGCTGCCATGTTGGCCGGCATTCATGCTGAGTCCGCTCGACGGATTGACCACGACCCAATCGCCGATTTCGAGCTTGGCGCCACGCGCTGCATCCTTGCCTGGTGCATTGACCAGCGGCCCGATTTTCAACACTAACCCGACCTTACCTTGGTAATCGCTCTCATCCTCGGTCTTGGCCGATGTAATGATGCCTCCTTCGGTCACGCCCTCGTGGCGATAGATGGCAATCAGGATGCGATCATTTAGAACTTCCATGCCCGTGATATCGCCGATATCGGAAAGAAGTTTTTTGGCGGCAGCATTGGCCGTACCACGCATCTGAATGACAGCCATCGATCAGCCTTTCATCACGTCGGAAACAGCTTGTGCCAGGATCTTCTTCGCCTCGATCAAGCCCATCAGCCGGCCGGCTTCCTGTTTGTAGCGATCATGGTCCAGCATGCCGGCGCAGATCGTTTCCTTCTGATTTGCGATCGCCTCGTCCAAACGCTTGCCGACCAACGTCTCGACGTTGGCGTGGAACGTACTGATCGTGCCGATCGAAGCTACAGCCATACGGCGCGCACTCTGCCATTAAGCGGATCGGTTGCCAAGGCCACTACCGGGCCGAGCGTTCCTGGATCTTCATGCGCTCCAGACGTCCCTCGCCGCTGCCGGCGCCGGCATGCCGGATCGGAATGGCGTCAGCATTGGCCCGGCCGCCCTGCTTGCGCATCATCGGCCCGACTCCCGGCGGCATGCCAGGCGGTCCGCCCATGCCCGGCGGCGGCATCGGCGGCGGACCGCCAGCCGGCGGCTGCATCTGCGGCGGCGGCATTGGCGGACGCACGACGCCCTGCGGCGGCATCTGCTGCGCGCCCATCGGGCCGCCGCCTGCCTTGGGCTGGGCGATCACGATGTTGATGTTCGTTTTTCCTCGAGCGCGACCACCGTGGGCGCGAGGCATCCGGCCACCTTCCGGTCGCGTGCCGCCGTAATAGGTGCCCCCCTTCTCGTGTTTCGCCGGATCGACCTTGCCGCCCTTGGCCAACTTGGTCTTAGGCTTGCCGGCATGCATGTGGCTCTCGTGCTTGTGCACGTCTTTCTTGATATCGCCAAGAGATGCACCAGCCTTCGGCATGCCGCCCCGCTTGTAGCCGCCCTCGTGGAAACTGCCGTAAGCGCTCTTGTTCTCGTCAGCCGTGTTGATCATCGACAGCGGTCCGGTGCCGGTGCGTCCACCGGAAGCGCGCTTGCGCAGCGCCTTGCCGGGATTGCGATCGAACTGCACATGACCGCCGTGCTTGTAGATGCGGGGCCTGATCGGCCGTGCGCCGGTCTTGCGTCCGGCATCGAGCGCATCGGGCGGGGGCGCCCATGAGCTGGCATCGACCGGCTTGTATGGATCGTTGGAACCGACCCCGCCGCCCGCCAGGCGCACTGCCTTGGCGCGCATCTCCGAGCGTGCCTTCTTCGCCATTTCGCTCATGCCATCGGTTCCTTTCTAAGGATCCAGGTGCCGCAGGATATACTCGTCCTCTTCCTCGATCAAACGTGCTTCCTCGATCTTCCTGTCGGCCTGGACCGCGCCGCCTTCGGCGAACATCGTCCGCAGCACGCCGCGGTCCTGGTCGGCAAGCCTCTGCTGGCGTGCCGCCTCGCTCTGGATCAGGCGGCGCAAATAATTGGGACCGCCTGTGGCAGGCGGTATGGGTGCCGATGTCGGCGGCGGCGTATCGACGACAACGAGCGGCGTCAGCCTGGCCAGCGCCCAATCGAAGAACGCGAACGGCGTCGGCCCAATCTGCAGCACCTGATTGAGAGGCGGCGTTTCCTTCGCCGGCGGCAATGGCAGTTTGGCGAGCGGCCAGTCGAGCTGGAAGAAAGGCGGCCCGGAAATGACGACCGTGTTGATCGCCGCGATGTTGAGCGGCGGCGTCTCAGGTGCCGCCGGAGATGCACGCTTGGACAATGGCCAGTCGAGCAACGCAAACGGCGTCGGCCCGATCTGCAGCACCTGATTGAGGGGAGGCGTTTCCTTCGCCGGCGGCAGCGGGCTTCTGGCCAGCGGCCATTCAGTTGCATGGAAAGGCGTCGGACCGATCTGGACTGCAGCGTTGAGAGGCGGTGTTTCCTTCGCCAGCAGCGGCGTCGTTTTGGCCAGCGTCCAGTCGAAGAACGCGAAAGGTGTCGGCCCGATCTGGAGGACCGGACTGAGCGGCGGCGTCTCGGGTGCGCGCGGCAGCGGTCGCGCAGCCAGGGGCCAGTCGAGCAGCGCGAAGGGCTGCGTGACGACGACAACGGTATTTAACACCGCGATGTTGAGCGGCGGCGTCTCGGGCGCTGACGGCAGCGATCGGACCGCCAGTGGCCAGTCATCCAGACCAAACGGCGTCGGCCCGATCTGGACCGCCGCATTGAGAGGCGGCGTTTCCTTGGCAGCCGGCAGCGGCGCTCGAGGAAGCGGCCAGTCGTATTGCAGCTGCGGAAGCGTCTGCTGGAGCTGCCGCGGAAGGTCATTGATCCGGTCGCGATGCCGCGGAAGCGGACTATCCGTCCGCGCCGGCAACGGCCAGTCACGCTGCGCAAATGGCGTCGGACCGATCTGCGTCACCGGACTGATCGGCGGCGTTTCCTTCGCCAACAGTCCAGTGCGTACGGCCAGCGGCCAGTCGTACTCGGCAAACGGCGTAGGACCTATATGAACGGCTGCGTTGAGCGGAGGCGTTTCGGGTGCCAGAAGCGGCACCTTCTTGGCCTGCGGCCAGTCCGTTAGGTTGAAAGGCGTCGGACCGATCTGAAGAGTCGCCGGAGGTTGAACCGGGCTCTCCTTGGCGACCAGAAGCGGTGGTTTGGGCGGGGGCCAATCAGTCTGTACGAAAGGATTCGTAACGACGACGACGACCGAATAAAGCGCCGCGATGTTGAGCGACAGGAACTCGGGCGCTTTCGGCGTCAGGCTTTTCGGCAAAGCCCAATCGTTCTGGGCAAACGGCGTCGGCCCAAAGGTGATCAGCGTGTCTTGCCAGTCCCTCGCGGGCCGGCTGTCTGGTCTCAGGACGCCGCGGGAGACGAACGGAAATCTGAAGATCGTGCTCACATGATCCCCTGTCCCATCAGGACGTCAGTGAACGGAACCCAGAGACCTACCAGTGCGCCATCGCTCGTGCCGCTGGTGCTGACCCTGTTGTTGACCGCAGCGGCAGTATAGAGGACGTAGCCTGCCTCCATCGAGGCGTTATCATTACGGGTCGCTGTCGCAGCCGGAAGCATCACCAGCTTGGTATGCGTGCCGCCAAAGTAATCCGTATTGCAGCCCAGCATGACCCCTGCTGGCGTGACAGCTGCCACGACCTGGGCCGTGACAGGCGGCGAACCAACTTGGCCGAGAACCGAAAGAGGCGTTCCGAAAGCCCCTGCGGTACCGGAAAAAACCAGGCAGACCTTGTCCATGTTGCCCGTGCCGATGCCCGTCATCCCGGTGATCGTCTGACCGCTCTCGGTTCCGACCAGGATCTTCCAAGATATATTGAACCTGACCCCCGAAGCGTTCGAGTTAAACGTCGCCGCGGTAAAAGATGCCGAGAGCGACCAGTTGGTCGGTATCAGGGACGTCGGAACAGTCGTGGTATTGTTGACAGCCTCATCGAACAGAACGGCGATCATGCCGGCCGCCATGCCGCCCGGCATGACCACGGTCGCCGTAACAGAAGACGCCGCGGTGACGAACGAGAGAGCCATTTACGGACCGCCGTAGGCTGCGTAACCGGACGGTGCGGGATTTGAAAAAGATGCTGCGCGAAACTGTGCTGTAATGATTGCCGGTGAAGTCGGATCGCCGACCATGGTGTAAGCCGGGAAGATGCCGCCTGTGATGGCAGAGAAACTTATGCCGCCAACGTTGCCGACCGGGTTCTGATTGGCTGCTATGTCGTTGTTCCAGTTGCCGCCGGCTGTCCGCATCCAGATCAGACGAAGCCCGTTATTGATGGCAAACCCGAGCGCCTGGCCGGGAATATAGCCCTGGATCGTCGCGATCTGAGTGCTGTTGAGCTGGACCGCGCCGCTGTGGAAAAAACCGATGGTGAGGTTCGCGTCGAACCCGAGTGTGGCCGAAATCACCATAGACGAATTGCCGAAGCCAACCTGAGTAAAACTGTTCGTGTCAGCCTGGGTTTCCACGATCTCGAGGTAGACGTTCCCACTGATGGCGGTGTCCGTTCGCCCGCTCTCCGCCGGTGTTCCGGCCGAGTTGTCCGAGGTTGCGACCAGATTGCCGCTGGATAAAGTCACCCGTGAATCCTTGTTCACGGCACTCCAGGTAACGACAGCTTGCTGGATAAAAAGTATCCGGCTCATCAGGCAGCTCGTTGTGCCTCGATGCCCGCATTCCGCAAATATTCCTCGGCCTGCGCCTTGGCGATCAGGTATTCCTTCGTCGGCGGCGCCGGATGATGAATCGTGGCGAGAACCTGCGGTATCTGGCGAAGACCCATCGCGTCGCGCTCTTCGCACTCCTTGACCAGGAGCTCCATCATGTCGTCATCGACCGGAGGCATTCCGAGACGCCGCGCCGTCGCGATCCGCTCGTGGCGTGTTGCAGCGAAAAACGCCCACCACAATTCCATGTCGCGTAGATGCGGGTTGAAGTTGCCCGGCTGGCTCGCGAACTTGAGCTGATCAGTCCCCGGCATGCCCTCTGCCGTGGCGAAGATCGCCGTCTCGACGAGGGCTACGTCGCCCCACCAGAACGGATAGCGCGGGTCGAAGATGTGACCATTCACGTCGACCCACTTCTGCGTCATGCCGAAAATGGAGCAGATGGCCGGCTGCAGGGGGTCCATCCAGCCGACGATGCCGAGCTTCACCGGAATGGGATGCGGCCCGACCAGCAGGATCTGGATCATGATGGCGTCCCAATATGGCGTGCAGATCCAGGCATCGTCGGGAAGCGCCAAGTAGAAATCCGCCGGATAGGCCTTCGCGGCCCGGTTCCAGACGTCGCCGACGCCGATCGGTCTCGGCTGCATATAGAGGGTTACACCAGGATACTCGGAAAAATAAGCGGCAGATTTCTGATCATCGGTATCAACTGCCACGATGAACTGAACGTCGTGCGCACCGCACAGGAAGCTGCGCGCGCACTCGATCACGCCGGCGGCACGCTGTGAACGACCGCGCGTCGCAACGATGACGGAGATTTTCACATGACCTCGATGATGATGTGTGCGCCAATCGAGCTGGTCGTCGTGCCGGTGAAAGCCGAGAGCGAAAGCTCGCCCAGCGACGCCGTGCTGCCGATGATGCCGAAACGATCCTGGGTGTTCTGGTAGGAGGCTTTGACGATGCCCCCAAACGAATTGAACGTGAAATTCTTCTTGGCGAGCGTCACCGAATTGGACCGGATGGGCTGCGTGCCGCTGGCCGTGACGAAGGCAACCGGTATGGCCGTGACGACGGCACCCGACGGATTGGTCAGACCGAAGGAATTCGGCGTCACGAGCGCCACCATGCCGACGCCCACGGTACTGTCGCGGCCGAGCAGCATGATGGTAGGCGCCGAAGCCGTGGCCTGGCCGCCCATGTAGACCTCTTCCACGAAGCTCGCCTGCGTGGCCGTGCCGCCCTGGATAGCCATGAAATTGAGCGTGGTGAGCGAGACGTTATCGGCGGTGCCCGCGCCGGTCGTAAGGGCGCCGGTTTCAAAGACTGATGTACCCATGGTTCAGAAACTCCTCTGGTATCGGTTGAAAACCTCTTCCATCTGCTGGCGCGCCGTCTTGTGCGTATAATCGCCCAGTTTGCGGAGCAGTCCACAGTTGTCGCAGATGTATGCGTCGCAGGTCCAGCACCACTCGCGCTCGCGCATGCGCTGCGGATGCAGCAGGACATCGCTGCCGCAATGCTTGCAGTTTATAAGACCGCTTTCGTACTTCTTGCCGGCGCCGACAACCGGCCCCGTGGCGCCATGCGCCGCAGCCCATTCCGGCGTGATGCCCGGCGAGAAAGTGTGATCGATGAGCAATTCACCCTGCTGGTCCCGCTTGCTCCTCACTTCGGCATCTCCCGGTATATCCTCTTGATGCGGTTGTTCTCGTCACGCTCGACGATCTGCGGCGCCGACAGGAGCCTGGTCAGCTTGTCGATGGCATCGCCCTGGCGGGCGATCGTCGCCTCCAGCTTCTCCAGCTCCTGCTTGTCGGCAGCCTTCTCCACCGCACCACCGTTCTTGTAGGCGGTCGCATCCTGAGCCAATGCCAGGGCTTTTTCAATCAGCGGATCGCCATCGAGCGGCAGAAGCTTCTGATTTGGGCTCAAATCGCCGCTCTGGCGGCGCATCTTCTCGAGTCGCCCGGCGCCGCTGCCAGCACCGGCATGCATATGCGGGACGAGCCCGACTACGCCACCTGTCGCGCGTTCCTCTCGCAGCCAGTCCTTGAGGGCGCCGACGATACGTTCCTCGGGTTTCTCGGCCTCGACCGGGGCGCCGTCGGCCTTTAGTTCCGGTTCGGGCGGCTTGTCATGGGCTTCGCGCGCCTTGATGAAATGCGGGCTGTTATAGCCCCAGGTCTCGCCGACGCGCTTCAGATCGGCCAACGATACGATCGGGGCCTTTGGCGTTTCCGCAGGCTCTGGTGCGGCGACCTCCGGTGTTTCGACCTTGCCGCCCCCGGCATAGGCCGGCTGGCCCTTAAGGATGCTCTCGCGCATCTTCGGCGTGATATCGAGGGAGTGCAGACCGGCTTCCGCCTTATCCTTATCAAGAAATTCTTTAACCAACGGACTCCTGCGACCACTGGTCCACGCCTGATATTGACGATCCCTCGTCATGCCTTGATGCTCGGGATGACTACTCACCCAGTCGCTGAAATGTCCCCACGAGCGTGGTCGCGCATCGACCGATGCCTTCTGGCCATGTAGGTGTACCTTCGCCTCGGGGTCGTGCTTCTTTGCGAGCTTCTCCAGCGCAGCCGGCAGCATCTTGTCGTAAAATGCCTTCATGCCCTCGCCGCCGACTTTGAGATCGAGACCGCCGAGAAAATGATGCGGATACGGAAACATGCCGGTTTGCTTTGCCGGTACAGCGAGTAATTTCTTGGCGACATCCTTGCCGACGAATTTTTCCACGTCTTCAGGTTTTACATTGTGCTCATCAATGCCTTTGCGCCCGTTATGCAACGTCGCCTGAAGATTTTGTGTCTCAGGGAAATAGCGAACACCGTTGACATGTTTGCTGAGATCGTAGCGCTTCGCCTGCTCCTCGCCCGGCGTCATCACCAGCTTGTGGTAGCCGCCCTTCGCCGCCTCGTACAACGCTCGCTTCAGGCCGAGATCGACCCACTTCTGCGTGCTGTCGACGTAGGGCGCGTCCGGCACGCCGCTAGCATTGATCGGTTTTTCTCGACGAATGTAAGCCATTGCACCAGCTAACGTCGGATGTTTCTCCTTAGCGATGCGGTACACGTTGTCAGGCGAGCGAATATACCAGTGGGTGTCGCGATCTCTCGCACTCATATTGTGCGGGTCAGTTGCTTCAGCCAGATCGTTCGAACCGTAACTGCCCTTAAATCCTTTCTTCCGTCCCTCCTGTGCCCAATCCGATTGCAGCTCCTCCAGGTGCAGCGCCTTCTGGCCGCCCGGCAGCGCGCGATCGGACATGCGCAGGTGGGCGAGCACGTTGGGCGTGTCCCAGTGCCCAGACTTATAGGTGTCGTCACTGTAGCCAGCCACCCGCGCCGCAGTATCACGTCCATGTGGCGTCGCGATATCTTCTGCGGTGACAGGATCACCATTGATCCATGTGCCATACTTGGGCGGCAGATGCAGCAGCGTTTCGCGGTAGTTCGTGCCGCCGGGGAGGGTGTATTGATCGAATTTGGTAGACGGGTGTGATTCGTGTTCGTCCCTGAAACGGTCGCGCTCAGCTTCGGTCAAAGATTCCCATGGGCGCCCTGCACGAGCGGCCAGTTCGCGAGCCGGGGTGTTAGTAAGCGTTGTCTCCCGGACCGGCGGCACGCTGGCATTGAAGTGCTGCGTCAGTTCATCTTTGGTCACCATCGGCTTGCCGGCGAAAGCCTGATCGTAATTGGAGTATTTGAACTCGTCGGGCTTGACGCCCTGCTTGGTGAGCATCGCCTTAAACTGAGCAGGAGTTCCGCGCATCTGCGGGAATTTCTGAACAACGTCGGCGGCATGGCTGTAGAGCCCGACCGGCGAGAGCTGACGCTGCGGTTGGTCAGGGTCATCGACAGGACCACCTTCAGCTTTCTGCTGTCGTGCGTGATGTTTCTTAAAAAACGCGCGAAGTTTTTCGACGGTCGGTCGCTCAAATTCTTCTGAGCCCAATGTCTCCATCGTATGCGGATGTTCTGCGTCAGCGTAAAAAGTGCCGCGACCATGCGCGCGTACTGCCGCCTTCAACTGCGCATCAGTCGGCATCGTCACAGCCGATATGCCGGGGCTTTCAGGCATGTGTCGTACAGCACCGGAACGATGCATGAAATCGAACATGCCTTCCGTTCCACCTTTCGGCGACAACTCATCCGGTAGTTCGCGATGATCGACCGAGCGTGTACCGCGAAGATAGTCCGGCTGCCCCGGATTAGGACGCTTGTTCGTGTAGCCGGTAGCGTAGTGCCGACCTGTCAGATCAAGATGCTGCCCACCTGGCATAATATAACCTGATTCAGCCGGATTATGCGTCGTGCCAAAGTGCGCGATGGCTTTCTGCGCCAAATTTTCGCGTTCGTCGCCCATCACACACCCGGCGGCACAAGACCGGCCGTCTTCTTAGCCTCATGCTCGTTCTGGCGGCGCTGCACATCCTCGAATGCCGGACGGATCAAAGGTTCGACCAGGGCCGCGCTCTCGGGATGCACGGCAAGGTTCTGGGCGACGTCGACCAGCTGGACGCGCTCGGCAATCAAGTCCTTCTCGCGTGCATCGTCAGCCTTGCGCTGATCAAGCGCCAGCTCGCCTTGCGTCTTGGCTGCTTTGATCTTCATGTCGCCTTCGCCCAGCACGCTGTCGAGCTGGAACTTCTGGTTGGCGATACCGGCCGTCGCCTGATCCTTCTGGGCGCTCGACTGCGCCTTCACCATCTGGGCCTGCGCCAACGCCTGCTTGATGTCGAGCTCGCGATTCTTGGCGGCATCCTCGGGCGACGGCTGGGTCATCGCCTGTGGCGGCGCGAAGAAGCGCGTCGGATTGCTGAAGCCGATCGCCTCGACCGCGGCGGTATCGATCGCGATATTGTCCCACTGCTGCGGATTGGTGCTGGCGAGGAATTTCAGCGCAGCGACCTTGACTAACCGATGCATTTGCGAAGCGGTGTTGGGATCGCTCCGCGGCACCAGGTTGCAGTCATCGAGCGCGCGCAGAAGCGTCTCTTCGTCCCACGGATGGGCCGGGCGTTTGTTGCACTGCCAAAAACTCTCAGGATGCTTCCGAAAGACATCGGCGATCTTATTGAATTCCTCGGCCTGGGATCGATGCAGGCCCTTGTGCACGGCCATCAGCTGCTTCTGCGCCTGTTCGATCATCGCCAGCATGGTAGTGGCAGGCGTGTCCTCGCGGCCCTCCGACACCGGCAGCTCGGCCGTCATGCCGACCCGCTGCGCCTGGCCCACGATGTCCTGGTTGAGCGACATAAGCGCTGCCTGGCCCTCGGTCTTGTAAGGCAGCGGCATCACGGCATCCTTGATCGGCATGCCGTTGGTATTGACCGCAGCGCCTGTGCCCGGCGCCACGCGGATGACCGACGTCTCTTGCCGCATACCGGCCTGGGCGATCAGGAAACCGGGGAAATTGGCGAACATGCCGTTGTCGAGCATGATACGCCACGCCGCCGTGCTGGCGTTCGTCATGTTGGCCATGATGTGCAGCAGGCCGATCGGCCAGAAGCCGAAATTCGGCACGAAGGTGTACATCACGAAGGGGATCAACGGGATCGGCAGCTGCTCGGTGCCCTTGTCGTAGTTGCGCACCACCGCCAGCACCTGCTTGCTCGAATAATCGATGGTGATGCGGTAGGGCACCTCGAGCCCCTTCTTGTGCTCGAAACCCGCAATGTTGCGCTCGCAATAGATCTCCCAGATTTCGCGGTCGCGATCCTCCGCGCGCATGGTCGAGATGCGGACACCCTGCTGCGCGGCCTTCTCCTCCTTCAGGGGATCATAGTCAGCCTCGGCCGGTATGCCGAGCGGCATGTCGGCATAGATACCCAGCACCTGCATGCGCTTCACGGTGTTGGGCGCCATCATGATGCGATGGGTAATGCGCCGGGCCGTCTCCAGACTGGTCGCCGTGTTGCTGACGATCAGATCCTCGACGTCGACCGATTCGGAGACCGGGCGATTGCGTTGCGGGCAGTAATAGACTTTCTTGAAACCGGCGCCGCCAAAGCCGACCTTCAACAGCATGCGCGATGTGTCAGGCTGGAATTCCTTGGCCACCACTGTCAGAAAGTGGTTGAAATCGGTCATGTAGGCGTTTGCCAGCTGATCACGCGGCGTGTCGCCATTGTTGTCGTCGTCGCGTACTTTGACCGGACCGTCGGCCGGCAGCATCTCGGCATCAGCATTGGCCCAGAAACGCAGCACCGCTTCCTGCAGCATCGGATGCCGCACCGTCGACGTGCCGTCGACCGCACCGTCGGCGGCATCGCTGGTCTGGTTCGGCACTTCGAGCTTCCAGCCCAGCATCTTCAGGGCCTGGACGTGCTGGTCCATCCATTCGGTGCGGCTCTCGATGTCCTGCTTCACGCCATCGATCAGGTCGTTGCAGATGATGCCGAGCTGCATCCGATCGATGTGATCGACCAGATTGTCGAACCACTTGGGCGGGTTGGGATTGTCGTTGAGACGGGCGATCGGATTGCCATCGACGCTGACGGTGATCTCGCCATCGGCATGCTCGATGTGCAGGATATTGCCGTCATCATCGGTGACAGGCCTATCCTCGCCCGGCTCGTGGTCCAGAAGCTCGACCTCGAGCGGGCCGTCATCCTCGGCTGAACTGGGGACCAGGCCGGCGTCGAGCGGGGGTGCCATCAGACCTCTTCAAGTTTCCGCATCACCTGCTGAAACTTGAAGTCTAGCTCTTTGCCGCTCGGAAAGCCATCGGCCGGTTCACAGGGGAGGAAGCAGGGCGTGCGGACGTACTTTTCAAAGTCTTTATTCCCGTCGAGGTTCGCCCAGAAATCCTTGCGGAACTTGGCAAAAGGCACGATCGGCGCCGGCTCGCCGCCGCCCGACAGGGCGATAAAGCCCATGTCGTCCTCGACCTGGGGCGAGAAGCAGTAGTTGTGGGTATAGCGCGGCAGCTCGCTGTCGAGCGTGCCGCCGACGTTGGTGTCGGCATGGCGGCAGCGGTTGGGGGAAAGCCACATCAGGTTCTGGTGAGCGCAATGCATGCGGATGTGATCGTAGCCGCGCCAGAAGATAAAATCGGTGTTGGGCATTTTTCTGAGCTTGTCGTTGCCGTCGAGCGACCAGGAACGCCATTGATCGGTCATGGTTTGCTCGCCCAGCATACCCAGTATTGAAGCTGGAACAGGCAGCGAACCATCGGCCTGCCGATAGTGCTCTAGCATCGGTCCGATTTTACTTTCCACGCAGGTCAGGCTGGTCTGCACGATCGCCGGATGCTTCCAGGCCAACCACAACAGGTTGGCGAAAAATCGCTCGGAATAGACGTGATCCGGCAGCAGCATGTGGAAGCCGGCATCAGGATAACGCCCGGCCTCATGGACCAGGAGGTTGTGCACGACGGCGACGATCTTGAATTTCTCGTGGCCGTTCTCGGCGATCGCCTCGGCGTAGCCCTCGGGCAGTCCCCTGATCTCGATCGGAACGCCGGACGGCAGGCCGATCTGCTGATCGGTGTAGAGGATCAGTCGCCAGCCGGCATCGTCGAGCGCCTTGCGATTGGCCGGCGCCAGGATCGACGGCAGGCAGTATTTCATGAACCATTCGGTGTAGGTCTCGCCCCACAGCGGGCAGCCTATGACCAGGCGCGGCGAGCCGCGATAAAAGCGCTTGGCGAGATACTCCTTGGTGTACCAGGCGACGATATCCATGCTCACACTCCTAGAAGGCCGCAGAGTTTTTGAAAACGCTGCTCGATCACGTCGTCGGGCAGGAAGCCGTCGGTCGCCGGCAAAGTCGGCACCATGCACGGCACTTTGAACTGCGGCATGCAGGCCGCGAAATGCGCCAGCAGATTGTGCCTGAACAAATCGAAAGTCGCCTTATCGGCCGGCGCGTCGCGCGAGTTGTCGATCGTGATCAATGCCATGTCGTCCTCGAGCGTCGGCATGTAAGCCGAGCCCAGGAAGCGCGCGTCGAGCGTATCGCCGATGTCGGTCGGCGCCTCACGGCAGGCCTTGTTGCTGAGCCAGACCGGCGTCAGGTGCGGGCAGTGCATGCGAATGCTGTCCTTGCCGCGCCACAGCACGAAATGCGTACCGGGAACGCCTTCAGCCAGATTTTCGATGTCGTTCATGTTCCAGCTCTTCATCAAGCCGGAGGCATGTATCCAGCCAACAGTGCCAAGTTCAACCGCTGAAATTGATAGCGCACCATCCACCTTAGCCCAGTCAAAAAGATCAGCTTCAAACTTGTCCTGGCTGACGATCAGCGCCTGATGGACGATGACATCGTGCGTGCGGCCAAGCGCCAACAGGTGCTCGAAATAGCGGCTCGAGTAAACGATGTCTGATACCGCCATGCCGAAGCCGGCGCCCTTCTGCGCCGCCTGGTGGATCAGGAGATTATGAACTGCCGACATCAGGCTGTACTTCCACTCGGGACTGCGATGGAGCAGGTCGGCGATGGCGTCAGGCATCTGGCGCAAATAAATTGGCGCGTTCTCGACTATGTCCGCAGTCCACACCGTGTTGAAAGTTTGTCTGTCGACATAAAGCACAATTTCATATTTTGCAGCTTTAAGCGCTGCACGGTTAGCCGGTGCCAGGATCGACGGCAGCATATAGTTCAGGAAACGCTGCTCGTAGGCTTCGCCCCACAGCGGGAAGCCCATGACGACGCCGGCATCCTCGCGCTGATGACGGTGTTGCTGCAGCTCCTCCTGGTACCACTGATCGATCAGAGGGTGATGGGGAATGCTCACCAGTTTGCCTTCGTCTTGATCATCCACACACCGGTATCATTGGGCGACGATTTGATCGCCCACGGCAGTTGGTGCTTCGCCAGGTATTCGTGCGTTGCAAGCGTGCAGCCTTCCCAGATGCCATAGTCGTCGAGGATGATCGGGCCACCAGTCGAGACCAGCGGCGCCAGCTCCTCGAGCACGCACTTCACCGGTTCATACCAGTCGCAATCGATGCGCAGCACGGCGATCTTCTCGGGCACAATGTTCGACAACGTCGCCTGCAGCCACCCTGGTACGATCCTGACATGTTCGTTGAAGTCTAACCTGGCTACGTTGTTGCGAACTTCCGCGAGCGATGCAGCACAGTAATCCTGCTTGTCAGGATCCGGCGCACCGGAAAGCGAGCGCTGCTTCCACCAGCGTGCATGCTCGCCATCCTGCGGGCTGATCGCGCCCATGCCCTGGAAGCTGTCATACATCCAGACCGGCCGACGGATCTCGCCGAAGGCGTAGCGCTGGGCCAGAAGCATGGCGAAGCTGCAACCGCCTTTCCACACGCCGCATTCGACCAGATCGCCAGGGATGCCGGCATCGATGGCGCCGAGCGCGAGCCTGATGGTGGTAGCCAAGCCTTCATCCGGCACCATGGTCCAGGGCCGCACCTCGGCGATGACCCGCTTAATCAAATCATCTATTTCGTCTAGACGAAGGTTTGCACCCTTCTCCGCAGCAGGCACAGGCGGCTGAGGCGAAATCCATGCAAAATCATTCATCGTCGTCTCCATCAAGCCCAGTACCAGCCGAAGCGGACGCCTGTCGTCGTGTCAACGCTGACCCGTCGCGACCATGTCTGCAGGCGATTGCCGTCGTGCCGCGCCATCAGCGACAGGGTGAACCAGGTGTTGGCGCTTGGATTACTCGACATGAAGAATACCCAGCAGCAGGCAGATCGCCATCGTCAGCGCGAAAGTGATCAGCAAGCTGGCGATCATGTCGGTTTCCGCAGCAGGAGCAGCCCGTCGCCGAACGGCAGGATCACCGGCGACAGATCAGTCGTGAGGCTGACGAAATCCAGCAAAGCACGCACGCCACGGCCCTTGTCGGTGGTCGGCTTCTCGTTGAGCGTGTCGCCCTGGCAGAAAACGTCGTCGACCACGAGCAAACCGCCGCGGCACAAATAGGTAAGACACTTTGGCAGCAGCTTGTCATAGTCCTGCTTGGCGCCATCGAGAAAAATCAAATGATAATAGTTGCCCGGACCCTGCCGCAAGATTTCCGCCGCATCGCCCTGCTTCAGGATAATGCGCTCCCGCTGATCCTGAAAATGATTGCGCATGAAATTAGCTGCAGCAATTTCAGCGAATTCCTCGCCTGCCTCGATCGTTGTGACCGTACCGTATTCGCCGGCCGCCTCGGCCAAGAACATCGTCGACACGCCGATGTAGGTTCCCACTTCCAGGATCAGGTATGTATTGGTTAGGCGCACCAGCAGCTGCAGGAAATGCAGGGTGGAGAGATCGGAGCCCAGCGTTTCGTAGGTCATGCCGGGCTTCAGCTGGATGTCGAACTTCTCATGCACAGACTTGATCGGCAGGACGGAATTGGTGACGCGCTCCAAAGCGCCGATGAAATCGATGCCTTTGAAAAATTGCTGCATCAATATTTGATTCGGCAGTAAACGATCACGATTGTGATAGGCGGTCTGATGCGGCGGCAGAAACTGGTTCATCATCCCATCCATATCTGGCCTTGCGGCCGGCCGTCGATCTCCTGGCTGAAACGATCAAGGCCGAGCTGCCCCGCCTGCGCGTCGGTGAATGCCCTGACCTGGTAGATGCGGGATTGCTGCTTCGGCCAGCCAGGCGGCGTGCACACCCGCACCGTCCACCAGCGCTCGCCGCCGCCGGTCAGCATGTCGCCGGGCTCGACGGTCGCCTGGGCAGGGGTGGTGATCATCCAATCAGCTTAACAGCGTAGAACCCGGACCGTCAATGACGGTCCGGGCGAAATCGTCAGGCTTCGATGAATTCAGGCGTCCACATGTACTGCTTCTCGAGCTTCTCCTCGGGCAGCGACAGGAGCGTGATCTCTGCGCCTGCGCCCAGCGACTGGAGCGTCACGATCCGATCATTGCTGAAGCGCACGGCATCGTGGTGCCGGGTGTTGGCATCCTTGTCGACCTTGACGAAGATGACTTCCTCGACCGGTCCCATGCCCTCGCCGGCCGGGCAGGTGCTGGCGATGCCGGACACCAGGAGCCTGCTGCCTTCCTTCAGGCAGGCCGCGGTGCCGCAGCCATACTCATTGGCCGTGCCTTCGACCTGGAGGCCGAAGGTGCCCGACGGAAAGCGATGCAGCTTGTACTTTTCGCCGACTTCGGCGTCCTGGGATTTGTAGGCTTCAAGAGAATAATCGCACAATTTAGCCTCCGTCAGAAATGCTGAGAGGCCGCCCACCGCTCAGCTGGGATACAACTTGGCTGGCGGACGTCCTTTGTAGCGCAATTCCTCGTTGAGCGCAGCGGTCATTTCCAGCCCACGCTCCAGCATGTTCATCTCGCGCAGGTGGCGCAGGCAGAGGCTCACGGTATCGGTGAGATCGTCGTGCTTGGCGTTGGGGAAAACCGCGCACTGGTCGATCACCAGCTCCGACCACGGGCGCTCGGGCGCGTAGATCAGCTTGTCTTCGAATATGTGCTGGATCGAATAGAGCCTGGCCACCTTGTCGATCGCCTTGGGGTCGATCAGCTGGATGGCGTAGGTCCGCTTGAAGAGGTCGATCATCGCCGGATCCTGGATCGTGCCTTCGGTCATGAGCCGGCGGATTTCCTGGCCGATCGAATGCCCGGCCGCCTTGTTCTCGATGACGAGCTTGTCGATCTTCCAGCGATGACAGGTCTGCGCCACCTTCAAGAGCAGCGAACGGAAATCGAGGTGCTCGCTCCAGGCATCCATCAGGATGACGCGCGGGCTCGCCCGGCCATACACCCTCATCGTATCCTGCGGCGTCACATGGACGTCCTGCGCCACCGGGTCGCCCGAGAAGACGCCCCACACCGTCATGGCGCTGGGATCGTTCATGGTGTTCTCAGTGTAGGCGGTATCGAGCCCTGCCAGCACATAGTCGATCGGCGGATAGTCGGCGGGCCGCGGAATGTTGCCCGCCTTGTCGCGCTTCTCGCCCTCGGGCGGCCAGAGCTGCCAGTCCGTGCGCTTGATGATGCCGCCGCCCTGCGGCTCGGGCCTCTGCTCGAGCTGGCCGGCGGCCCGCCACGAGCCCAGGCTGCGCGCGATCTCGGCGACGACGATCTCGGGCATGCGCTCAGGCGCTAAAAGTTCGTCTTTCTCGGTACGCGGATCGGACCAGCCGATCCGGTTTGGATAGAGATCGGCCGCGCGATCGGGATCGTAATGCATCGGCAGGATGAGCTGGGTCCAGTCGCCGATGCCAAGATCCTTGCGCTGGATGTGACCGGTCAGGTCCTCTTCACCCAGGCGCTGCTGGATGACGATGAAGGCGCCGGTCTGTGGATCGTTGAGGCGGGTCGGCATCGAGCCGTCCCACCACTCTTCGTTAGTCGTCTTGATGGTCGCTTCACTTAAAACCTCGTTGGCGGCGTTAGGGTCGTCGACGACGATGATCTGGCCGCCTTCACCGGTCACCCTTGAACCGATCGCGGTAATCAAGCGTTCGCCATCGACGGAGTTTCGGAACCTGGCCTTCTGGTCCTGCTCCTTGACGATCTGGAAGCGGTGACCCCACAGTTTCGTGTACCACGTCGAGCGCAGCAGCCTTCGGCACTTCACGCTGTCCCTGATCGCCAGATCGTAACCGTAGCTCGCGTGCAGGAACGGGACCCTTGGGCCAGAGGTGGGCGATTCGTCCCGCTGCGCCCATACCCAGGCGGGAAAAGCCACACTGGTCACCGACGACTTTGACATTCGAGGCGGGATGTTGATCAGCAGGCGTTTTATCTCTCCGTCGCATACTGCCTCCAGATGTTCACAGATCGCCTCGATGGCCCAGCCGCCGATGAACGGCGCCGGGTCGATGAAACGCCAAGCAGCCTTCAGAAACTCATACAGGCTCTGCTCATAGTCGACGCGGTCGAGCTCGAGCATGGCCCAGTCGACGTCGACCGGCTTGCCCGCGATGTTGGCGAGCAGCGCCATGCATCAGGCGGCGGGCGGCGCCGGGGTCGGAGCCGGCGGGGCGGCCTTGAGCGCGGTATCGGCCGCGGCCAGCGCGGTCGCGGCGTCCTGCAGCGACTTCAAGGGCGCGTCGAGATCGGCCGGATTGACGCCGCCGCCGCCGGCTGCGGCCACCAGGGCGGTGATCTCGGCGACCGCGGCATTGACGTCGGTCGAGAGCTGAGACACTTCGGCGGAAAGGGTGGCGGCAACCGCCACGAAGTCTGCTGCAACAGCCATGATCTTATCTCCCAGTTCAAGGATGAGGGTGCGGGTCGATTTCCGTTTCCAGAACATGTGGCCGGGAGGCTAGTCTTTTTCCGGGTACTCCGCCAGTTGCTTGCGCAGGTCTTCATTGACCCCACGCCACACATCAGCATCATGTCGGTAATCTTCCAGCAAGCTTGATTTCAGCGCCAGCTGCTTCTGCAGCTCGCCCTTCTCGGCGATGCAGGCCTTGAGCTCGCGGGCCATGCGATCGTTGACAGTCATGAGCTTGTGCTTCTCGTCGACAAGCGCATTGATGCTGTCGCAGAGGTTCTTGATCTGCTTCGTCGCGACGGCGATGTCGGTGATCTCTTCCTCGGTCATTCTACCACTCCTTCATCCAGGCCAGGGTGCGCGCCAGCAGCTCCTTCATGTGCAGGACCGCGCTCTTGTCGACCGGCTCGGACGGCAGGCGCATCAACGGCAGACAGACGATCGGTCCACTGGGCGGGCCGCGGCGCTCGAGAGCGCGCAGGTGGGCATCGAGGCGCTCGTGCTCGCTGATCATTCGAGCTCCATGACAAAACGCGCCAAGGCTGCCTCGGCGCTGGCGAGCCTCTGCACGATTACAGGATCCCATGTCTTCGACTTGTCGAAATCGTGCGAAGCCAGTTCGCGGCGGGCATAGGCCCAATCGCGCGCTAGATCCTGCAGATGCCTGGCGTCGGCCGTGGAAATGCTCATGGCTTCAGGATCCGTTCGAGTTCCTCCCGCACGATGCGGCGCAGACATTCCTCGGTCGCCGAATCGATTGCCTTCCGCGGCACCGGAAATTTCGCCATGGGGCAGTTTTCGGTATGGGTTTCGTCGTAGGGCTGGATCCATTGTGTGCGGCACATGCCGCAAGTAGTGGTCATGATCACGTCGGCACCATCATCGACTGCAGGGTCTCCATCCAGACCGGCGGCTTCACCGCCAGCAAGGCCTCGGCGACCTCGCGATGCTGTTTCCTGATCGCGCCATCGGTCATGAAGCCCTTCTGCGGATGGATCGGGGTCAGGGAGGGCCACATGAAGTAAGGCAGGTACTTAGTGCTGAAGCCGGTCTGCGCCCAACAGCGCGCGGCGAAGGCATGGGCGTTCACGAGACCTTTCTGGGCAAACTTGTTGGCGCCGGAGAACTCGATGAAGCACATCTCGTCCTCAATGCGAGGCACGTAGAAATCCTCGGCGAAGTAGGGCAGGCGGGTGTCAATGGTGGCCGGGATGAAGTTGGGGGCCTGGATGCAGACGCGAGGGGAGAGCCAGCTGGCGTTCTGATGGCAGCAATACGTCGCAAGATAATCCTCGCCCTGCCAGACGAGGAAATGCGCGCCCGGCATGAGGTCGGGCGGCTCGGCATTGTTCATGATGTAGGCCTGGGTCTGCGGATGAAGATGCGTCCAGGCGAGGTTGCCGAGTTCGCGGTCGGGCACCTCGATCCAGCCGCGCGGATGGCGGTACTGCTGCAGCTCGGGCAGGACGGTGTCGCGGTTCGAGGACACGCCGGTCTGGGCCACGATGTCGTAGGAGGCAGACAGCCGCTTGAGGTTCTTGAAATATCTCGGGCCGTAGAGGTGGTCGGGGGCAAGCATGTGGAAACCGGCACCGATGCGGCCCGAGACGCGCATGCCGAGGTTATGGGCAACGGAAAGGCCCCAGTATTTATTGCTGTCGTGCTTGGCGAGCTCGGCCATGACGTAATCAGGGATGAGGTTCAGCACGAGCTTCAGGCCGTGCGCCTCGAGGCGATGCATGTTCTCCCAGATGACCGGCCAGCCCTGCGCATCGGTCCAGATCACGATCCAGCAGGGCGCCAGTGCGGTGACATTCTCGGGCGAGAGAAGCGTGGGCACGACGTAGTTGATGAAGGGCGCGACGTATGGACCCCATACCGGGCAGGTGAGCACGATCCAGGGCTTGTCCTTCTCGCCGATCGGCCATGCCTTCCAGATCTCGACCATCTGGTCGCCGAACCACTTCTGCAGCGCCGGCAGGGCGGCGTTGGGGCTCAGGATGGCGTCGGGCGGGGCGGGATCGGTCACTCGTCTTTGCCTTTCATCGGCGGCAACATGAAGCTGACCTTCACGGTCGGCTCGTTAAAGTGGCCGATATTGCCGCCGCCATCGTGGTCGGAGCGTTCCTCGATAACGCGAGGTTTGGGCGGGATCTTTGGCGCGCGCCAATGTTTCCTCCTGAACCTTGAGCGCGGCGCGCTGGGCCAGGGTCTGCATCGGCTTTTTCTCGCGCAGCTTCGCATAATAGTTGTTGATGGCAAGATCGGCCGACAGCGGCTGACCTACCGGCGCGGTGCGCCGGTAGGCATCATTGAGCGTCTGCTCAGCACGACGGCGTTTCCAGGACCAGTATCTGTCCTTGATCTGCTTCAGCATGGGTCACTCCACCGGCTTGAAGTGGCGGGCGAGATTGCACGACACCAGCTTGATCGGCGGCGCGCTGCCGTCCTTCGCGATCAAACCAACATCGCGATCGCGCGTCAGGTATTCCCGCCAGCCCAGGCGCTTGCGCAAATTCAGAGTATGCACGAAGAGGACCATGATCAGGCTGAGCTCGAGCGCGGTGATGTCGGGCTGCGGGTCGAACTGCCAGCGGCCCTGCGCGTCGTCAAGATGAAGCGGTCCGACGAGGGTGAGATCCTTCAGGATCCCGAGGTTCGGCTTCTCGTCATCCGGCATCGCGATCCCTCATGGTCTGCGCCAGCAGGCAGGTTGCCAGCGCCTGCAGCAAGGTCGCCTCGGCCTGATGGGATTGCGATGTCGGGCCGGTCGGCAGCTGCTGGGCGCTGATGCGGCGGCGGATGAGGTTCTCGAGGTCGACCAGCGGATCGACCGCAAGCCGTTTCTTCGCCTTAACCGGCACGAGACCGGCGTCAAAGATATTAGGGAACGTCTTCATCAGCAGGCCGTCGAAATTGGCCAGCGGATTGGCTTGGCGCTGCTTGGTGATCAAGTCGATGACATCGCCGAGCGAGCATTCCTGCCTCCGGGCAATCGATTCCAGATGCAGCATCTCGCCCTCGTCGAACACCAGGGTCGTGGTGCCGCCCTGGCTCGTCTTGAATTCCATCAGTCCAATCCTTTCGCACGCGCCAGCCAGTCCGGTATCTCGATGTCGATTTCCTCGCCGGGCTGTAGGTCGGCCATGTTGTCGACCTCGATCTGGCTGAAAGGCAGCCAGTATTTACTGCCGTCGATTTCAATCAGCAGGGCTGCCGCAGTCGCATGAACAACCGTGCCGGAATAGCTCGCCATCACGTCGCCTCCTCGTAGCGCACCACCCGCTTCAGCCCGAAACGCTTCAGCACCTTGCTGGGATCGCGGCGGCGCATCAGCACGTCGTTGAGATAGGCGCTGGAGATGCCGAGCCGCTCGGCCAGCGTCTTCTGGCTATGCTGCTCGGCCGCCAGCTGCAGCCGCCTGAGCGCCTGCTCCTCGGTGATCATCGACCCAGCAACGTGTTGACGAAGAAAATAATCATGAAGATACCGACGAACCCCAGGATGATGCCGCCTGCAATCGAAAACATGCCTACGACAATCCGCTCATCGGCATAGGTTGTCCAGCCTCTTTTTGCGCCGCGCGACAAAATTGGCGGCACGTTCCAGCCGCCGCTGCTCCTTGAGCGCGGCGCGATCGGCGGCTCGCTTGTCGATCGCAGTTCTGTGCACGGGATCCATGAAGTGCGGACGCAACCGCATCGGCAGCACTACCTCGACCGCATCGTGCGGCTGAAAAGCAAAATCATTATTGAGAACCTTGGCCAGCATGAGAACCTTGTCATCGGCCCGGTTCAACAGTCCCGGTGTTCGCGCGATCGTCATCCGCTCGTAGATCAACGCGTCGCCGCGATCCTTGAAACAAGCCAGCGAGCGCAGCACGCAGCGCGAACCGGCGCCCAGGATCCTGCGGACATGCGGTCCCGCCAGATGGGTCTTGTTGTAGCGATGCTGCCGGGCGCGCTGCTCCATGTCGTAAGTCATGCCGATGTAGAACGGTCGGGACCTGTCGCGCGCATCGTACAGCCCGTAGACGAACCAGGCCCTGCGCTTCTGGCGGTGCTGATAAGCCATTCAGCATAGTGTTTATCAAATTTTTGAAATTTGCAAATCACTTCACGATTTATTTTTTTTACGTGTGGGCAGGTGTTGGCTCTGGGGCACGCTCCACGGTACCGGCTCCGCCGCACCGCCAGCGCTCGGCCTCCCGCCCCCTTCGCGCCTGGTGCCAAGCGGGCCGACCACCCGTCGATGAGTGAGCGCTCACACCGCATACGGGACTGCACATCCCGCATCGAGGCCCTATTCATTGAGCTTTAGCGTATCAGGTTGCGTCGTGTACGATTGGTGTACGAAAGGTTGCAACCCATCTACTGCCCATCTGGGTCTTGCTCGCTCTTCGCCTTGATCGCCAGCAGCACTTGGCGCAGCTGGTCGCGCTGCTCAGGCTCGAGGCTGGCGATGTCCATCGTGTGGTTCACGTTGACGCTGGCCGTTTGAAGCGGGCCGCCATTAGGACCGCTCAGCTCGGTCTGCAGCGCAGGATATAGATTGGCGATCTTCGCCAGCTCCTTCAGCGCGGCGATCGCATCGGCCGCCTTGATCTTCTCGGGCTCATGCGCCGCGAAGTGCGCGAAGCGCTTGATGATGCGATCGGGCGTGAAGTCCAGCTTTTGCATGACTTCCGCAGTCAATTGATCGACCGCATTCTTGATCTTAACGCGTTTAAGCAGCGTGCTGGCTTTGACAGCCGCAGTATTGTAGTTGCGACCATAACCAGAAAGTATCGCAGCGCGAGTACCATTGTTCGTCTCGACATAGAGCTGGACGAACTTGCGCTCCTGCGGATCTAACTCATTGGTTCTACTCATCGTTATCAACCAGTACTCGTGTGCAATGCACGCGCCCGACACTGAGCGCCTTGGCCACGCTTGCCGCCACTGTGCGGCAAAGCTTCTCGTCAGGCAATACCCCACCGATACGCCTGCACGTCGTGATCTTGAACTGGTCATCGACGCAGAGGCCGATCACCCAGCCATGCTGATCGTCCTGGGCGCTGGCCGGATGCATGACCGAATGCAGCACGATCAGGCTGCTGGCAAGGATAGCAGCCACCAGCAGGATGCCGATCACGCCGAGAAAGAACCACGCCAGACGATCGATCAGGGGCTTAGGCGGATGCGACCGGTTGATCATCTGCGACCTCCCAGCTTTTCAGCATGTCAGAAACATCATCCTGCTGCTGCCTGAGCAGGAGCATGCATTGCAGCAGGCGCAGCAGCATGAGAGGCGGCTCGATCGTACCAGCTGTCCAGCGCTGAACGGATGAAGGCGCCACGCCAGCCATTCGAGCGAGTGCCACATTGGTGAGATCGAGCTGCTCGAGGTAATGCTCGAGCTGCTGCTGGCGGGTCATGTTTGCAGCATCTCAATTGCACGGGCAACTATGCCCCCACTGTAATCGACAGCGCAGCCCAATACCATGGCGCTCAATAATTGCGGATTCTTTTTCGCGTACCCGGCGCCAAAAACGCCGTCGACGATACGAATACACTCAGCCATGTACACCTGCATGGTCATCGGTGCCTGGTTCATCAAAGTCGTTGGATCGGCCGTTATTCCACTCATCGTCCTCTCCTTGCTCGCTACCGCCGTGAAGGATGTGAAGGGTTATCGCATGTGGACGTATTCATGTGCGCGCGCGCGCGCGCCTGCGCGTATACGTATCATACAGCATACCGTTCACATCCTTCACACTCATGTGTCGGCACCATCGTTTTCATCGTCCTTGTCATCCCGCCGCAGGCGCTGGCGGCTCAATAGGGGCACTACTTTATCCGTTGTTCCGAAGCCCAGTTTGTTGATCTTGAGCCCCCTGAAGACGTTTCCCGCACGCCCGTGATGCAGATCGAAACCCCTGTCCTGCAGCTTCCCCACGAAATATTTGTGCGTGCCCACATATTCCTCTCTGCGGTTCGCCCAGTCGCGCCACGCCATGAATAGTTCAGTCGACGACGTCTCGGCGCTTCGATCGATCTGGCAATCATCCACCAGCCATTGCCCGATCAGATCTTGCTCGGACATATACTCCTCGCTCGCCGCAGTGATGCATTTTGGTGGCGCCAGGCCGATCCTCTGCCACTCGAGGCAACCCTCGATCGCCCAGCGCAGGATGGCGGGCCATTCCTGTTCCAGCGCCCGCGTGAGCCCTGCCTCGCGCTGCTCGCGTGCGATCGTGACCGTGAACGGTACTAGGTGCATACGCCGGCGCATCGCCTCGTCGACGTTGCGCAGGTTCGGCCTGTAATTGCCGACCACGAAGGGCTTGAACGACCGCCTGTATTCGAAGAAATCCTCCCGCATGCGTCTGCCCTTGAGGTGCGTGTCGCCTGTCAGGGACTTGATCCTGGCCTCGTTCCAGCGCTGTCCCTGGTCGAGTTCCGATGCTATCACAAGCCTCGCCCCGCGCAGTTCGGCCAGCTCCGTCGGATGGCGCTCCATGCGTGAAGCCAAAAACAGCTCGCTCGATGCCACCACGCAATAATCCGCCATGATGCCACGCAGCGTGTTCATGAACACGCTCTTGCCATTGGCCCCCGTGCCGGCGCCGAAGAAAAACGCCTCCTCGGGATTGTCGCCAACCAGGGCATATCCCGCTAACCGCTGCATATAACTGCGTTTTTCGGCCGCATCGGCATCGATGCCGGTGATCTCCATGAGGAATTGGGTGAACCGGAGCGCCGGCGTGCCGGGCGCCGCAGGCCCCACCGCCGTGCTCTTGGTGCACATTCTGGCCGGATCGCAGCCGCTCATTTCGCCTGTCATGAGATCCACAATGCCGTCTGGCGTATTGAGCAGATACGGCTCGTCATCGAAATCCCCTACCACGGCGGCGATGCGCCTGTCCGAGCGCACGAATTTCTCCACGCCAGCCACGATGGCGGCCCGCGCCGCGGCCCGCTGCTGGCCTTCGCTCTTGTGCCCGAACGCCGCCGCCCGGACATAGGGCCTGATCAGGTCGAACACCTCGATCGTGCGATCCTCGGCCCATCGGCAGCCGTCCCAGCGGAACCACTGTCCCATCTGGGCGACATAGCGCAGCTCATGATGATGCAGGTCGCCTACAACGAGCCCTACAGCGTCTTCCGACCCGGCCGGGGCCTTTGCCCCATCCTGGGCCGGAACAGGCCCCAGCACGCTCGCCAGCTTCCTGCCGATCGCCTTGAGCGCCTCCCCTGGGATCAGCGACAGGTCAGCATCGGGCCGGCGCTCCCTGAGCCAGTCCCTGAACCACGACGTCGGCAGCAGCTCGCCATGCGAATGCAGGCACTTGAATACCCCCGGCATGCCGGGCTTGTAGTCGGTGCCATGATCGATCTCGCCGGTGTGCTCGTGCTCCAGGGGGCAGGTGATGGGAATCCAACCCGAGGAATTAGGCGGCCCGAGGATCAGGCCTTCCTCGGCCAGGATGGCGACCACGGGATCTGTCATGCCGTCGGGCAGCACCGGCAGGCTGATGTTGAGCGCCGGCGTGTCGGTGGGCACCACCCCCAGGCCGCGGCAGATGTCGGTGTAGCTGTGATATTCGCCGGTGCCGCCCAGGGAGCGCGCCACGAAAGGCGGATCGTATTTGCTGTTCAATGAGCCGGGAAAGCGCATGACCCGCGCGGCGCCCTTGGCGCCTGGATCGGTCAGCCCCTTCGCCGCAAGCGCCTCGACAAGAGCCGCCGCTCGAGCGGGCTCAACGCCCTCCTCGAGGAAATAATGCCATTGCTCGTTGCCTTCGGAGGTTTCGATCCGCTCGGACGGCGCCAGGAGGCCAGCCAATGTTTCACGTGAAACTTTAGTGCCCACATCATCGAGGACGATGTCATAGGTCAGAACCAGATCTTGTGCCTTACGGCTGAGCCCGACCAGCTGCCGCGGGTTGGGATCCCTGACCGTCGAGATGCAGAAATACACATGATCGTCAGGGATCTTGTCACCGGGTTTCCACCGCCTGGTGATGAACCTCGCGTTGCAGGTTAAGACAACCCCTTGTGCCTGATCGAAAACTGTGGTTAGAAATTTGTCGGCGCCCATTGTCGCTGCCCTGCCCTTTGGTCGCTTCTTTGTCGTCTCCCGCGGCCCGCCGGTGTCTCCCGGCGGGCCGCAACCCGTTTCAGGGGAGGGCTATCCTGCGCCCGGCCTTATCGCAGCGTCAACGACTGTCGCGCGTCTAGCCTTGTCGGCGATGATGCGCCGTTCAGCCATGTCGGCGTACTTAGGATTGAGCTCGATCAGGATGGCGTCGCGCTGTAGGCGATCGGCCACCATCCCGGTGGTGCCGGCGCCGGCGAAGGGATCGAGGACCGTACCGCGCACCAGGTCCGCATCACAGGAGCAGGATGGCAACCAGCCGGTGGTGATCTTCGGATTCTCGTCCAGCCACTTCTGATACTGGCCGCCGACTTTGCGGTGCACCCCTGCATCGCCGGTGCCAAAGCGGTCGAGACTGGACCCATTGACCTGTTTCGCATCGACGCCACGCGAAGTCTGCCGCAGCAGAGGCGCGCCGCACTTGGCGCAGCAATCCCTGGGACAGCCTGCTTTGATGCAGGGCTCGATCAGGTCGGGTGGAAATGTCGCGAAATGCGCCTCCTTGAAAGGCTTGGTTGTGACTGTCCAGACCGAGCGGCGGTTGCGGGTGCCATCAACGCCTTTCCATTGTTCATCGTTGCCTCGCGGCGAGCCATCACCATTCTGATATGTCTTTCGAGCGTCGCGTTTGTAACCATTGCCGCTCGGATGATCCGCTACAGCTGGCTCCTTGATCGCCTCCGCGTCGTAGTGATACCGCGCGCTCTTGGAGAGCAGGAACAGGTATTCATGCGCCTTCGTGCAGCGGTCGGTGACGCTCTCCGGCATCGGGTTGGGCTTGGACCAGATGATGTCCTGCCGCAGGTACCAGCCATCGGCCTGCAAGGCGAAGGCAACGCGCCAGGGGATGCCAATGAGGTCCTTTTCCTTGAGCCCACTAACTAGCGCGCCCATGCGCCGCTGCTTGCCCTCTAGGTGCAGCAGTTCACGATTGCCGCCGCCTTGCGTGCCGCCCTGGCGAGCGTAGCTATCCCCCAGATTGAGCCACAGCGTCCCATCCTTGCGCAGCACGCGGCGCACCTCGCGGAAAACCTCGACCATCACGGCCACGAACTCGGCCGGCGTCGGCTCAAGGCCAATCTGCCCTGCGACGCCGTAGTCTCGCAGCCCAAAATACGGCGGGCTGGTCACGACGCAATGCACGCTCTCGTCCGGCAGCAGGCGCAGCTCGGTAAGTGCGTCGCCTTCGATGATGTCGACAGTCATGCCGGCCGCACTGTGCCGGTGCGGTAATCCGGTATCATGCGCAGCGGGCGGGGCAGCGGCGGCGTCCAGATCGCGCCCAGCATGCGATCGTCGAGATCGCGCTTCGATCCGGCTGTCCGCTTGCGCTCGAGCGGCAGGCGGTTGGTCCGCCACACCGCGAGGTAAATACTCATCTGTGACCAGCGGTGGCCGTTCCTGGCCGGTGGCAGCAGCTCGGCCACGGTGCGCCAGTTGCGATGCTGATGCCATAGCTCAAGCGCGGCTTCGATATTGATCTGGTGCGTTTTGGCAGTCATTGTCATTTATCGGGTTCAGGAGGGGTGAGAGCGCGGATGGCTTTGGCGATGTCTTCGCACATCAGCCGCTCACCCTCCGTTGGACTACCGCCATCTGGTGGCACAAGGCACCCATTCTCGGCCACCTTCGCCGCAGCCTCGATCGCCTCCCGCCCTCTAGGCCGGAGGCGGGTGATAGCGTCGGCTGCCAGCCCGCAGAGGTGCTTGGCTGTCTCGTTGTGTCTCAATCGCCACAATAGATGGTCGATGTCCCGCTCCTTCGTCTGCGCGCATGGCTGGGCATCCTCTTCGATCATCTTGTCGAGATCGGCTTCCGTGAGGGGGAGAACCTTGAAACCCTCCATCCAAAGGCGTCCCAGGATTTGATCAACCAGCGGTGGATTGCCGTGCCACATCACATGGCATTCAGCCAAGATTTGAAGTAGCGTCTCTCGCGCACCGTTTCCCGAATTGCGGGTAGGAAACTGGATGACGTTCTGTTGCGATGCTTCGCTCATGCCGAGCCCTCCGTCTGCTGGTCGGGCCTCATGCGAAACGCAAAGTGCCGTTCGAGCTGTTCGTCAGCGATGTACTGCCGCCATTGCAGGTGCCGCACCAGGGGCGTCTTGCCGCCGGTCTCGGGATCGCCGACCGGGATCGGCGGATGGCTGATGATCCAGAGCATCAGCAATTGGATCTTGTAGAGCTCGATCAGGGTGATGTCGTCGTGCGGCAGCAGCTCGGCCTCGCCATCGGCATCGGCCATGCGCAGTGGCTCGACGAAAATCTGCTCGACCCTGAGCTTCGGCCTGGCGCCGATCAGCGGGATGTTGTCGGGGAACTTGCCGTTGCCGCTCATAGATCACCTTTGGTCAGGATCATCAATACGACCATCATGAGATATGCCGTGCCGAAAACACAGATTGAGCCTGCAATCGCATACAGGATCTGTTCCAGAATATAATACATCAGTGCGGCCTGATCATACGCGAGGCCTTCCTGATCTCCAGCACGATCGCGCCGTCAGGCCGGTCGATGACCCTGAGCTCGCCCGAGCCGGCCGCCTCCAGGGCGGCACGCGTCAAGACCAGTTCGCCATTTTTGCCGTGCTGCTGGATGCAGGTCGCCAGCAGGATGCGGAACGTCTTCATGACGTCGGAAGTTTTCAGCCTGGTGGGCTTGCTCATAGTTCCTCCATCACGACGAGGATGCCGGCCCACAGCAGCCCGAAGCCCATGCTCCACAGCATGTCCCATGGCGCGGCCCAGAATTCGTGCATCATGTCGTGGCCTTCGCCTTGTGGAGCTTCTGACACCGGCTGGCATGCGCGCGAAGCACCCTGCGCAGGCATTGCCAAGCGACGTAGAGACCGGCGACGCATGCGATCAGCAGCCATGGCGAAGCGATGCTCCAGGGCAGCAGCAGCGAGAGCACCAGGAGGACAAGGAGAAGTCCCTCCACCACGGGATCGAGCCATGTCCGTTCTGGTCTTTTGAAAATCTTCTTCATGGCTTCTTGTACTCCCCCGTCAGCAGGACGTGGCGATATTCGTCGGGATAGCCCGTGCAGGCACACCCTTGTGCCTCAGCTTCATTGTCCCAAATCGACATGATCGCGCCGTCATTCACGCGGACAACAGCCCACGCGACGACTGTTTTCATTTTTGAAGCTTGAGACTTGAACCACGTTCCAGTTAATTGGCTCATCACTTCTCTCCTAGTAATTCTTTTATGGTGGCGCGATGTTGATCGCTGATTGGCGTCGCTGTGCCGCCATCCTGCTGGGATTCGGCGTAAGTCATTGCCGTATCGAGCCAGCGTAATGCTTCAGCTTTTCTGGTTTTATTGAAATGTGCCTCGGCGGCGTTAGCGAGATTGGTATAGTGCCCCATCATATAACGCCGCGCTGGTTCTTCCTTGGTGCGCCAGATATCGGCCTGTGCTCGTGCCCATTCGATTGATTCACGCAGGCTCATCGTCCTTCTCCCACCAGCTGATCGCCCTGGATGGCCCGACCAACCAGCACCAGCTCAAACACATGCGCGCTAATGTGCGTCGCGACGAGGCTGCCGACGTGGCGCACGTCGTAGCCCATCGGCTCGTCGACCCGCTGATGATCCTCAGCGACCACGAAGATGCGGTTCTCCAGTGTCGGCACCATATCCGGGCCGCGGTACCACAGGTGCAGGCCCGACGGCAGCGCGCCAATACAGAGCGACTCGGCGCCGAGCGGCAACGAGATGTGGTTGAGACCCTCGCGCAGGCGATGTTTGCGAACGATGAACATCACTGCACCTGCTCGATCTGGAAGCAGGAAAGATCGATGACGCGCCAGTCGTCTTCGGCGCATTTCACAATCAGGGAACGCGCATCGAGGAAATTATCGGTAAAATCGCCGTTCTTGTTCAGCATCTTGGTGATCGGATAGGCGACGCCATTGTCGGCGATGATCAGGCGTTTCTTGTCGTCGACACTGCAGTCCTTGAAAGTGATCTCAGTCATGACTTTGCTCCTGTGTCCATGGATCGATCCTGGGCTCGTCCATCGCGGCGATGAACAGGCCCAGGATCAGGCCGAGCAGGCCGGCGGCTACGAAGGCGGCGACGTAGCGCATCACTTCTGCCCTCCGTTCAGCTTCACCAGATCGGCCCGCGCTGCTAAGAGGTCGCGCAGCAGCTCGTCGAGATCGCTCAGCTTGAAGAAGGCATGGACGGCTATGCCGCCCGGACCCGTGACTGGATCCGGTGTCGCGATCGTAATAGCAATCTGTTTGGTGTCGCGATCGGTCCATACCATGGCTCCCTTGTACAGGCTCCAGCTGCGTGCGATCTCTGCGGCCTCGCCGGCGAGGCGGACGATGCGGGGATCGGCGGTCATGCTTCATGCTCCTCGATCTCATTCGCCAGATCCTCGCGCGCCGCCTCGCGCGTCGGCCCGTATCCGACCGGCTGCCAGCCGGCATCCTGGGCGCCGTCATAGCTGTCGAGGACGGCCGAGTAGTCGAATTGTCGCGTGCCGATCGGCGGGAAGACCGCGCTGATCCTGACCTCGGCGCATACGCCCTGGTGCACGATCAGGTCGTTCTGGTTGTTGAACGGCCGATCACAGAAACAGCATCTTGGGCGTTCAATATTGGGCATCACCAGAACTCCACTGCCAGTTCCTCGGCGCCATATACTGCCGCCGCGCCGCAGCTCTCGCACACGCCCTTGCGCATGTCGGGCTCGCAGCCGCCCTGCTCGTGGCCGCATGCGATGCAGAAGCCCGGATCGTCGAGATCGAAGCGCTCGACGGCTTCGAGGATGCGTTCCTCGGTGATGGAGGGATGGAGTTTCATGTCAGCGACCATCAGGATCGAAGCGGTCGACGATGATGGCGCCGCCGGCCACGGTGATAGCGGGAAGGACAAAGAGGATA